AACGGACTTGGAGATCCTGGTCAAGGTGCAGCAAGGGGACAAAGTTTGAACCCAGTATCATCAGGTTCAACTACGAACGCAGGTTCAGGAACTGGTCACAATCACTCACATACGTTGTCTGGAACTTTAACAGGTAATATTACAACAACTTTAACTGGAGCTGTAACTGCATCAGGTACAAATGCGTTTTCACCTTTTGTAATCGTTCAGTACATTATTAAACACTAGGAGATATTTATGGCCACTCAAATCGTAATCGCAAATAATGAACACATTTTAATAGATAATAATTTTCGTATTGCGTGGGCTGATAAAGGTAATGCTTGGCAAGCTGGTTGGTGTCCAAATACAATTCACTACGTAATTTGGAATACTTTAACTGGTCAAAACGAAATTCAAAACAAAGATGCATCAACAGGTATGATGACTGGTAACACAAATTTAAATGCTACGAGTGACGCTGTTGGATCGACTACAATCGCTGCTTTACTTACATGGGCAGAAACTAGAAAAGGTCAAATAGAAACTGCTCAAGCTGCTTTCGATACTGCTTATACTAGTGCAACAACAAGTTGGGTTAATGATGGAAAATCAATGGACGATTGGGATAGTGATAACTCCGACACAGCAAGTTATTGGGATTGGTCAAAGACTTGGGCCGACTACGATTCTAATTACTCGTAAATTAAACCTCTAAACTGTAAGACTTTTCTTTTTTCTGGACCCGTTACAGCGCAAACTTTGTGAGGTACTTTATTTTTAATTGTTACCATTGAGTTAGTTACGGGACTTACGCACAATGGTAAACCTCTACCTGTATCTATAAGTGTTTCTCCACCCCAATTTTTATTCCATTCTTTGTGAATATATAAGGAATGATTTAGTGGCCATGTGTCATCATCATGCCAATTTATTCCAGCATATTTATCATACTCGTAATAAGATAAAACTAACCATGATTTCTTTTTAAACGGTATCCATTCACAATTTATAATTTCATCTAAAACATCTTTAAATATTTTATCAACATATTCATATTTTTCATTTTTATAATTAGCTAAATTATCAACTGTCCTTACTTGTTGCATTGTAGTATTTTCATAATCGTCTTTGTGTAATGTATCTTGCCAATCTTTGTGGTTTATATTTCTTTTATTATTTTTAATATTTTCATAATTATAAGAAGAAACTTTTTCAAAAAGATCTTTAGGTAAAACTTCATTAATTATTAATGACTTATCATCAACGTTTGCATATAAAATCATTCTATTCTCTATTTAAATTTTTATTTAAAATTTCTAAACTTTCTTCTGGTTCATAATCTTTAAAGGGACCGTTTGCATCGACATAATGAACAAATAATTGATGATGCCAACACTTTTCTGGTTGATTAAATATTGGTCTCCAATGATCTATTTCAGATCCTTTATATATAACGCCATCACCTGGTTTTATTATTAAAGGAAAATCCCCCATACAAAGTGGCCACATATAATTAGGATTTTCATAATTGTAGTTTAATCCTATCGATGCACTTATTTCACAAGATGCTCTGTCTTTATGTTTTTTTAATTCTGATCCACCGTAATAAATTCTATTATAAGAATATATTGGTTTTAATTTTAATTCTGTTTGTGATTCCATTATTGGGTGAAGATGATGAATAATGTGAGTATATATCTCTGAATTTACAGAGTGCATAGCAGAGGATGTTGGCGCCATTCTATCACCTGACCTTATGTTCTTTAAACTAAAACTTGTTAAAAAATTCACAAGATCTTGTGAAAGCATGTTTTTTACATATTTGTATTTTTTTTCTTTTAATGAATCCATGTAATAACGGCATGTCTGTCTCCGTTTGTTACAGGTGTAACTGCGTGAGGAAAACAAAAATTACTTGGAAATACTACTGCACTACCAGCTTTGGGTGGAACTTTATATTGACCGTTGAAAAAAACAAAGTCTCCTCCGTCATAATCTTCGTTTAAAATAAATGATATGGTTAATACTCTTGGCCAAAGATCGCCATGATCAGTGTGTTCTTTGTATTCACCAGCCTCTGTGCCATAATATATTAAGTGCTGATAACCAGTATCTTCAGTGGTTAACCCAGTAGCAAAATAACGATGATCGTTTACATAGCTTTGTAATACTTTGTTTACAGCATCAAACAAATTCTTTTCATATTTATTATCTAAAGGATGCATGTAACATTTTCTAAAATTTGGTCCAAAGCCAGCTTCCAACTCATACTCTTCCTCGGCTTTTGTTGGTGCTTTGGTAAAAGAGTAATTTTTTGAACTTTCAATCATAGCTTTACACAAATCTATGTCTAACATATTTTCATAACAATGTATGTAATCACTAGTGTTTAACATTATTTATAACCTTTCTTTTTCCAAAACATATTTTTATACCTATCAACCCATTCACTATTTAAAAGACGCATAACTTTTCCATGCGCTTTCTCTAAATAAAAACCGCTCCACATTTTCCATGTCTCACGTTTAAAAGGTATTACCTGAACCATAGGCTCACCTTTTTTAATTAGAAACTGTTCATCTCTTTTATTTAGGACAAAGGGAAAATTTATTGCATTTATGTATGTGTCCGTATCCACTACTCCAGCAATAATATCAAAACGATTTTCTACTCTATTCATTGGTTTAATAAATAAACAACTGTATCCTGATGGTGTTTTTATTAACCATCTGTTGTGAAATTTTCCAGCATTTTCTCCAGCTGTTTTTTGCCAATCTGCTGGTAGTTGCGCTTGATTATGAAAGCCAAAATCGTCTTGCTGTAAATTAGCAGGTGTTACAGAAAAATCGTGTTCAGTCGGATCTACTAAATAGTCTTGATCAAAAGGTATTATATAACCCATAGTTAATGAGTCCAAAAAAGGCATGCAAGTTTTAATTGTTTTGACGTGTAAATTACCATCCTTAAATCTTTGTAGTTTTTTAAATTCTTCAGGAATATATCTTGAGGCAGGTTTTGGATGTGGCCAAACCTCAATCATGTTTCCGTCTGTTGCACAAAATGTTATTTTTTTATCTATCATCTTCTACTAAATTAAAGGACATAGATCTTCTAATTTCTCCTTTGATTTTTGTCTTAAAAGGATAAACAGTGTGTTGTTGATTAGCTTGAAATAAATAGAAATCTCCAACCTCTGGAGTTATCCAATATATTTTTTTGTCGTAACCGATAAAACAAAGTTGCCCATCATGAAATTTATGTTTGTGTTTTACATCATTTATAAATTCTGGCACTTTTAAAAAAAGAACACAAGACCATCCCGCATTTGTAGGACCGTTGTGTGTATGCACGGGATTGTATTCACCCTCTCTCATGTCATTTATCCAGCAGCTTCTTATATAAGTTTTTATTTCAGGATTAGACAACAGTCCAAAATTATTCAAAGTCATTAAATAATCGTTAATAAAAAAATCAATTTTGTTATAAATTTTTAATGTAGGTAAAATATTTTTTATGTCTAATTCGGTATCTATTCTTCCTGCTAAGTCTTTACTCTCGCTTATTAAAGAGTTTTGATTTTTTTCATACTCATAATTAAGTTCATCTATCATCTCAATAGGCACTTCGTATTTTTTAATAACTGTTCCTGTTAATATTACTTTCATTTATCTCACCGTAATAGTTAAGTTTTTCACTGTATTCACCTTTAAAATTTTGTAAAAAACAATTGGTTGAATACCTCACACCTTTTTCTATTTTATTTACTTCATGCACCCAATAATAATCTGCAGGAAAAATAAGAGCCTCTCCTTTTTTTAATTTTACCCTTACGTTATTTCCCCAAAAACCAAAATCTCCTCCTTCGTAATTATCGTTAAGATTAATGGTGCAGCTACCATATACACCTAAATTGTGATCCACATGAGGATGTATTTGTGAACCCTCTTCGTATTTTAATAATCTGTATTTATGTGGATACAAAAGAGTCAATCTTCTATGAACGTGAAACATTTTAAAACTATCCATGTAATCATGAAATAAGTTTATCATTTGTTTTACTTTCTCATGAACTAAATTACATGCTTCGCTATCTTCTTCAAGTGTCTGTGCTAAAAAGCTTGATGTTTGTTCAAGACCTGTAAAAGCGTTAGCACATTGTTCCAAGTATGTTTTTGATTTATGGGAGTTGTACGTGTCTATTAAAAAGTCGCACTCCTCATCAGTTAGTAATTTTTCTTTTTTAAAGATTAATTTCTCTAAATTTATCATTCTTTTTCTACGGCTTTCATAGCATAAAATTTATGTCAAGAAAACATTTTTAAATAATTCTGTTGCAGACACAAAAAATATGCTTACATTAGGTTCTCACCAAAATTAACAATCATAGGAGACAAATATGGAAAACGAAGATATAAATAAAGCCATTGCCTACCTTGCAGATAAGGTGAGCAAATACCACGAACGACTATTAGCTGTAGAAAGAGACACTGAAAGACACATTAAAAACACAGAGCAGCATTGTTGTGATGATTGTGAATGTAAGAAATCCTAAGACTTAGGAGTCTGACCTAACATATCTTTTAATGATGGAGCAAATACTTTAACATCTCGTCTGATTTTTTCAGCAGTTGTTGAAGTGTTTGGATCATCTATGTCAGCTTGCATTGCTTCTTCTGATTCATATTCTTGACCAGTATCCATGTTGGTAAGAGTAGTTTCTGTTTTTACTTTGTATCTAGGGATGACTCTACCGTCCTCCAAAGTTACTGTTCCTATTTGTTCAGCAGGTTCAATTATCGGCATTTTCTCTCCAATTAATATTAAAACTTAAAATAACTCTATCTTGATTAGAATTATTTATTTGTACTTCATGTTGTAACCATGATGGAAAAAAAATCAATGAATTTTCTTTAGGCTCCCAAGACACGCTGTGAGCTAGATGTATAGATGCATCTTTTTTCTTTGGGGGTGATAACACCTCCGCCTGTGGTTTAGGCTCTAGAAACACTAAATTACCGCTATTTTGAGGCACTTTTAGATAGTACACTCCAGACAGATAATTGTAAGGATGTGTATGCACGTTATTTCTAGATCCCGGTGGATTTATCATACCCCATAAACCTGTCATTTCAGGGACATATTTATCTTGCACATCTAAATGCCCAAAGCATTCTTTGGCTTTGTATAATATATCACCAACGGTGCTTTTAAATTCTTCATCTTTGTAAAGCTCATCGTTACTGTGCCAGCCCCCAACATTGGATCTTGGCATGCCTTTTTCGTCTTTTGCTTTTATTTCGTATAGTCGATCTATTAAATGACCGTGGCCCAAGACTTCTGTCATCATAACAGGTGTAATAAATAGTGATTGTAAATCCATTCTTTTTCTCCTTACAGTTGACCTTTTGTAACCTCCATATCAGCTACAGTTATGTGAACTTGATTAGCTGCATTGGCTTGTACTTTCAACACATCAGATTCCTGCAAGACAATCATGCCTCCAGTAATTCCGTCGTGTTGATTTAATAAATCCACCGTTGCTCCTGCAGCTATGCTTTTTTGGTGAAACTGTTTAAATGTGGCAGAACTTCTAAGTGTTTGTACATCTAGAAGTGTAGCACTACCAGAGTCATTACAAACGATTAAAGATTTAATTATTATAGTAGTTGGCGGAACAGGTGGTGTAGCGCCAGGATTAGCTGTGGGCACAGTTATCAAAGTTGTTAGGTCTGTCGTAGTGACATCTAACATAGGTCCTCTAAATGTATTAGCCAAGGAAAAATGTCTCCGATTCTGATTCTTCTCTTAAATCTTGTTGAAAGTTTGTATTAAGTAAGAAAACTATTTGTTCTAATAATCTTATCATTTGGTCAAACTGACTTGCGTCATATTCTTCTGTAGCGTTTGGTAATCTAGTTATATTTATTTTAGCCATTATCTTCTTCCATCAGGTCTTATTTGCAGCTTCTGTGAACCAAGTCTCCAAGGCGTATCATCTACACTGTTTGTCGTGTATCTAATTTTAACAGCCCTACCTCTACCTCTTACACTAATTTTTTCTGTCGTGCTAGTTATTGTGCCACTGGTTGTTACGTTAGCTGCAGACTGAGGGTATTGCTCTAAAGTTAATTGTGCCGTCATTGTGTTCGTTAGATTGTCAAAATCTGGCACTAATTTACTTACCGACATTAATTGATCTCCGTCCGCTATCTCAACAGACCCTGTTTCTAAAAACGCTGTAATCGCTGATCCATCTGCTTGATTATTACCAGACTCGTGTTCAAATATAGAGGATGCTCCCGCAGTTAATCCCAGTATGCTTGTGGCATTAGCAGTTGCAGATGCACTATATTCTGTGGCTATTGGTTTTTCATAAACATAAGCACCGAGCCAAGTAGTTCTAGCTAAATTTATTGTATACCAAGTTCCTTCAAGATAGTTATAAGCGACTGCTCTATCTATTTGTGTTGCATTTGAAGATGGATAGTACCAAATTATTTCATTAAAAGCTGTATTTAAGCCAACAGCTATATCATTTTTGTTTGTGTAACTAATATCATCAAAGACATAGTCTTGCACCGAACATGGCATTTTTTTGACAACACCATCAAAAAGATAGAATGCGTCATCAGACATCCAATATGCTTTACCATTTACTTCTATGGCTGCATGTTGAGCTATCAAGCCTGCGTTAGCACCCAGTTGTCTAAGACCAAATGTAAAAGGTGTACCAACAAATTGAATACCATGTAATGATGTGTCCGTCCAAACTAGTATCTGACCTGTAGATTTAACAGCGCCAACGATTCTAGACCCATCAGTAATT